CTGCTCGCTTGTTCATCCGCCGACTGAATTGTGCCATCGTACCCATAGCAACTAGCCTTTCCCCTGCTCCGACTTCTCCTTATGGTAGTCAAGAAATGCACTGTCGAGGGCGCGAACAAAGAAGAAGAGGTCGTCAAACTGCTCTTCATCGAACTCGAAGGTTCGGCCATAGTCTGAAATGGCCGACCACGGGATCGGAGAAGCGCCCCAGCCTGATGGCCTGCACGTTGAAAGCTCAATATAAGCGTTGTAGTAAAGCTCCATGCCCATAGCGAGCACAGGGGCATTGGCGATCTTGTCGGGTACCTGCATCCCGTGCCGGTAGCAGCGGACAAGCATCGCACGTTCTGTCTTGACGGGATGGTCCAGCGTGTAAAGAAGGACCGCCGTTAGTTTCCCGCGGCCTCTTCGTTGACCTCTTCGCGGAACAGCGCGTGACCGTTCGCCTGCTCTTGGAGGTCAGCGTAGAGCTCGGGAAGCTCAGCGAATACCAGCAGCACGTTCTCAGGCGTGAGAGGAAGAAGACTCTCGGCGAGTTCCTCCGGCTCCACTTTACCCTGGCCTGCGTCGTCCGGGTTGATACCGCGGACCCATACCCGCTTGCCGTCAACAAGGCACTCTTCGTTCCAGTCCACAACGATGTGTTTTGCGAACACACGTTGGAGGATAGGGAGTGCTTGTTCGTTCTCCATGACATTGGCAGCGAGCGCCCGGCGGTGAGGCTTCATCTCCTTTTCGAGATTCTTCTTGTACGCAAGGTTCGCGCCACCGGCGCGAGCGATGCGTACTCGGCTGCTGCCATACTGGATAACGACACCCTTAACTTCAAGGCTCTCGTCCGTCTTAAATTGCGTCTTGAGACTCATACATACTCTCCTTATTGAGTGTTGAGTTTTGGGATTAACCAGCTGCGTTTGGTAGGTAGTCAAAGAACACGATCAGTAGCGTGTGGTTCAGGTTCGTGTCGATGCTTTCGGCCGTAGCGGCTTCAGCGGACAGTGGCAACTTGATTGACGTACCAGCCTGGATATCCACTTGGGCATTGCCCAGGGCGATCAGCGGGATGTCTACCGAGATGCCAGCGTTCTCCGCGACAAGGTGGTAGTCGAGCGTCACGTCCGCGTTGGCACGGACAGCTTCGACGGCCGCCACGTTTGCGAAGTAGACCGTCAGGTCACCGGTGACCGCGAAGTCACCAATGGACGTGTCGAAGCCGCCAAGAACGCCGATGGCCTTGTCTGGAGCCACACCGTTGTTGACGGTAATGCTCAGGTTCTCAGCGTAGGCGAACAGCGGAGAGGGGTTCGAATTGACAGGGTCGATCGCATGCAGCTTGATGCGAGGAACGTCGGTCGAGGTGTTGATCGCATCGCCAGTGATCGCAGCAGCTGTCACGCGAGTACCGGCCTTGACACCGAGCGTGGAGTTGCGGGTCTCGGAGGTCGAAGCAACAACGGACACGTCGAGGTTGACCTTGTTCGCGGTCGGAACCTGCATGGTGAACTCGTTGGCCAAAGCACCCGTCAGGTACTCGGACTGGACATCACCAGGCGACGCATCATCAGGAGCGCCCAGTTGTCGTTCAAGCTGGAGGTATTTCTTCGTGATCAGTGTGCCGGTTTCGTTCTTGAGAACGCGGCCGACATAGATGTGGATCTGTTTGCCGGTACCCGCATCGGTAACCCAAGTGGCTTCGGTCTTGTCGAACACGACACGGTTGGCAGCAACGCTGCGAACACGGGCGTAGCCGTTGTTGGCCGCGGTGGCAAACGAAGAGGTTGCGTTGTCGCCACCGATGTAGACCCACTCGCCTGGGATGATCCCGAGCGTGGTGAAGTCATAGGTGGTGGAAGTCAGAGCAGGCAGTGTGGCCGAGCTATCGACAACAATGTCCGCGGCGTCGCCTTCGATGCCAACCTTCACAGCACCAGCGTTGGCGGTAGCGGCTTCATCGACAAGCGTCGAAGCTGTGCCAGTGACCACGTCGGCAAGGTCAAGCGTGGTAGCAGAAAGCGCATCCACAACGAACACGCCGTTGTTGGCGGGGTCAGCGAAGCCGGTAATGTGAACCATGTCGCCAACGGCGAACTGTGCAGACAGATCAATCGTGCCACCAACGCGGGTGAAGACCGAACCGGTCGCAGTCATGCTGAAGGTGTTGGTGGTGGTACCGATCGCGTTCTTGGCTTCACCCTTCAGGCGGTAGTCCGCGAAGAAGAAAGCGGGTAGCAACGCAGCGAGGTTGTTCTGGGTGAGGTCTTGGTTCCAACTGCCAGCAGCTTCGAGGTCGGAGATGACACCCTTCTTCTTTTGGCGACCCGTGGTGATAGGCTCGCGAGTCAGTCGCGTCAAACTACCACCGAAGTTGTTGTAGCTGTTAGGCTCCATCGGAATCCAGATCGGAGTGCCTGGCAGCACGTTGGGCGTCGCTTCGTATGCGAACGAGAGGCCGGTCGTGTTTGCGTCGATTTTGCTGACTTCTGCCATGGCTAATTCCTATTTCAATTCGTCGTACTCAAAGGCGATACTGACGTTGGTTTGGTACCAGTTACCTTCGTCACCGATTTCCTGCACATCTACGGTGCGAATAACCAATCCACTCAAGAGAGATTGGCCCTCGAAGGCGTCCTGCACAACTTTAGGTAGATCAACGGTGCCGGGCAAGCCTGATCCTCTCGGCCCAAAGACCTGCACGACCATCACGCCTCGGCGATCCCACCGGCGAAGACCTACTACGTTGCTCAACGTGGTCTTGCCCAGGCCCGGTGCGTGGCGGATCGTTGGTCGTATCCAAGGTTCGTTACCGTCGAACGGAGCGGCGTCAGCCTCCGTCGGCGTCGTGGCGACGTTCGGCCACTTGACCCTCGCAGCGTAGTCGCCTCCATCGACAGCGTCCCACGCGGTCTTCAGGGCTCCGTGCAGAGCGTCTACGACTTGTGTTCTAGTCAGGCTCATCGTTTCACCCCCACGAAGTACAACAGTGTGGTGTCGGCCGGGCGAAGCGTCTCAACAAACACGATGGTTTTCCGAGACCCGTTGTCTACCATCTCGCTGGCCATGGCAAGGTCGAACGCGCCAGGCTCAACGATCGCGATCTCTTTGATCGTGGCGAGCATGTCAACATGGAGAGTGCTAAGGCCCAGGTCCGCTGCGCCGCTGGGCGGAACAAACACGGCCTTGACATCCGCGGAGTTTGCGGGATTGGCTTCAATATCTGCCGGTCCGTTCCAAGGCTTGTTGGCATCGGCGGCGTCCTGGTCTGGGCGAACAAACGTGACAGTGCGACCGGCTTGTTGTATCAAGCGGGCAGCCGTTGCTGCGAGTTTGATGTAGTCGATGGCCATACTTAGTTTCGGATCACACCGACGGAGTGTTGGACATAGTCAGAGAGCAGACGGTCCGCGGCGGGGTAGGGCTTGGTGATCTGCGCAGAGGCTGAACTGTACCCAGCTTCCGTTACGATCGGTCCAACCTTTTCAACAACCTTGGTCAGTTTACCGCCCGACTCTGAAACAACAGGGTCCGGCGAGAGTGCTGCGGTGTTCGCGCGTAGCGCGTACTCGTAGGTGGCATACTTCAACTTGTCAGGCATACCGAAGACTTGGTAACCTTCGCTGTCGTAGAGTTCAGATCGCGGAAACTCAAGAGGCTGTATTCGGTTGGAGCTTCCATAGCTGATCGCAGCGTCGAACGAGCCGTCTGCCAACGTCTCCGTTGTTACGACACCGTCGTCGGCGACCATAATGGTCATCGCAGCAATATCCGGATCTGCAAAGAACACATCGACGAACGCTTCGTTGTCACTCGATCCCAAGGCTGCGGACAGGTTCACCAGGCTGGAGAGTTCGCTTGCTCCGATCTCAACTTCCGTATCGATGATCTCCGAAGGCACGGCTTTGAACGTGTAAACGATGTCGCCCACCGTAACGGTGTCGTCGGCGGTCGGCACGTCCGTGAGCGTGAGTACCGATCGTGCGAGCAGTCCGTTGTACTCTCGGGTACCTTTGAACCGCCGACCCCATCGCGTGTTGATATAGTCCGACGCGCGGACCAACAGGCCTTGGATGGTAGGGTCCGAGATCGCACTGACCTCAACCGCGCGGTCGGCGTAGTAGGCCTTGAAACCTGCGACCGTTGCGTAGGACGTTGCACCAACAACACCTGTTCCGTCTTCAACTTTGAAAGCCATTACCCGCCCCTCCCAGTGAAGCCTTTGTAGAGCCTGTTGCGATTAACCCAGTGTCCGTTGCGAAGACGAACCATGTCGCTACCGCCTGGGCCTCCACCAGCGTATCGCATGCGCGACGGAAGGACCGGAGGCGTTGCGCCGCCCTGGTAGAACTCGCCATCAACGGAGCCGTCGATGACAAAAGGCCAGTCGTCGTCCGTGGTGGTTAAGAATGTTGCGTCGTCTATTAGCATAGCTATCTCGGTGGGTGGTCAATCAAGCATAGCTGGGATATGCCGAGAAGTCTGCTTCGGTCACCGTCTCATGCGTGACCAAGCCCGCCTGTGTGTCAGCTTCGGAGATCATGGCGTTGAGGTCGGCGGATACGGACCGCTCCTTGGGCGACTGTCGATTAGGGACATGGTAGGGTCCCTTAGTAGTTGAACGTGTTGAAATACCAGCCGTTGTTTTCACGGATGGCGTTAGCGATGTCTTTAGGAATATCGTCTTCCCAAGTTGCAGGTTCTTTTATTCGAGCCTGCACACTGTGATTCCCATAAGGGCCAAAATGTGAGCAATCTTCGACGACTTGTTTTTCTAGGTTTTCGAAGTTATGGTCAAACGGTTCTTCGCCAAGATACTTATAAATCTGACTCATCGTATCTGCGGGCTTCGAGCAAAGAGCTTCATACTTTACGAAGAGAATCTTGTCCGCGATGCCACGTTCAAAAAGGTCGGCCGTCCGCTGCAAGGCCAAGCCGATAGGCTGCGTGTTGAGCCAATGGTTGACTCGGTGGCCGACTGTCATGTTCTGCATCTCTGCCGGGTTGTCAGGACCAATAGGGCGATGACGATTCTTTCGATAGACCCGCTCCATACTTGCGATGATGCTTCTTAGGTCACGTACCATGCAGATCATTTTAGGCTCTGGGTTCCACTGTTCGACCCATTCGTAGTAGTGTGACCAACCACGGTTCTTATCGCATACAACTGGACGATCTGTGATGCTTGTATAGTATGACTCAGCCATTCCTTTGCACATTCCGATGAATGCTTTTTGCATCAGTTCAGGGTCTTGGCTTTTAACTTCCGGTAACTCATAGTTTTGCCTCGCCCCGAATTGGTACTCAAGCAAGGGGCTTGTAGGGCTTGCATAAATGCGGGGGTTTTGATGCAAGATCACTTGCAGTAATTCAGAACCCGATCTCGGCATCGAAGAATTGAAAATCATACTGGATCACCTACTGTGATTGTGCCATCTCGGTTCGAAGTCAACTCGAACGGAAATTCTGTAGGCAGTGCATCGGGCACGGCTGTGTTGGTTAGTTTAACCAAAGCCTCGGCGAGCATACGAAGCTCGACACTGTTTGCTCCAACGGCGTCGAACACCTGCTGAGGCGTCAAACCATTCTGATTTGCAAAAATAGTCTGAGCAATCTGCTGATAAGATTGCCCCACCTGCCGAAACAGTTGGGTTGCCTGATTTTGAACACGTAAGGCAGCCTGCTGTTGTTTTTGTTCCGTGGTAAGTTCTGGTCGTTCTGTGCTGATAATTGACATTAGCTTAGTGTCCCTAGTGAGAGTGACTGGATTGTTCCAGCGTTATTAAAGTACAACGTCACCGCTGTACCGTTTTTCTGAATCGAATACATGCCCCGACCCAGCGTTGCATCTGCTTCCGAGCCTGCCGTTGCCCCGCCATCGGTCGGTGCCGTCGCACTATCTTCGATAGTCATAGCGACTTGACCGTTCGGATGCATACGAACAGCACCGGCTCTTACTGTCGTACTTGACCAGTATCCCATCTCTGCGGTGTTGTCGATGGTGGTCTTGCATTGGGAGCCAATCGCTGATGATCCGTAGCCTGATGCGATGTTGTTACGCCCAACCGCTGTTGAGTAGTTGCCCGATGCGAGGTTGTTACGCCCAACCGCTGTTGAGTAGTTGCCCGATGCCTCGTTGTTGAAGCCAATCGCTGATGATCCGTAGTTGCCCGATGCAGAGTTGCCGTGGCCAACCGCTGATGAGTTGTCGACCGATGCGAGGTTGCCGTGGCCAACCGCTGATGAGTAGGTGCCCGATGCGGTGTTGTTACGCCCAAACGCTGATGAGCTGTTGCCCTCTGCGATGTTGCTGTAGCCAAACGCTGATGAGTAGGTGCCCGATGCAGAGTTGCCGTGGCCAGCCGCTGATGATCTGTCGCCCTCTGCGGTGTTGAAGTACCCAAACGCTGTTGAGAAGAAGCCCTCTGCGGTGTTGTTGTATCCAAACGCTGTTGAGGCGAAGTTTGGTGCGGTGTTGTTGTATCCAACCGCTGATGAGGCGGTGCCGCTTGCCACCTGCGTTACACCGGAGCGTCCACTCTGAATATCAACCGCATTCGTTCCACGAGCGTTGCCCGTCAAGTCGCCAGCAATGATCGCTCCGGCTCCTTTCTTCCCTAGCTGCAAAGGTATATTCGTATCCGAGCCGGACGCTTCTAACTTGGGACCAACGCCTGTTGCGGAGTTGGTGACGTTCAGGTAGTTGACTGCGGAAGTTGTCTTGGTGAACAATACTTGTTCGTTTGACGAATCATCAAGAATGCCGTTTGCCGTAGGAACAGAAAGCATCGCAGTTCGGTGCTGAGTTACGCTTGCTTGAGATATGCGAGCATTGGCAAGTGTTCCACTTGTGATATTGCTTGCTGCGTGGTTGTGGCTAGTGGCTGCCTTGGCGTTGAGCTGGGTTTGGATTGCTGAAGTGACACCGGCCGAGTAGTTAAGTTCAGTGGCCGTAGCTGTGATTGCAGCGAGATTGCCACTGGCGGCGTCAAGCAGTCCAGCGTTGTCGTAGGCACGTTGAGCCGGGCCAGGGTTGGTCGCCCGCACGTCTTGCCGCTTCGTTCCGTTGGTCATCGTATCTGTTGACATAAGTTCTTTCTACGTTGTTTAGACCCGAGACGGCTGCGGAGTGCGGTTGTTGGCGCGGGACTGCTCGTACTTCGAGCGGGGATCGAGTTGCCCAAGTGTAAGCTTCCCGACCACAGCCTGGTGGGCAGCGACGCGATAGGCGCGCTGCTGATTGGAGCAGTCGATCGATGCGCGGATGGCCTGCTGGTTGGTACCTTCGTTGCGTTGATGAGCCTGTTTACTTGCGAGACGGCTACGGAGACGCTGCGCGTCCGTGATCTTCACGTTAAGCTTTTCCTGCTCTTCGTAGAGCTCGTTGAGAAGGTTGTCAACGTCACGGACCTGAACAACAAGCTGCACTTCAGGACTGGTGTCTTCGGGGATGTCCTGCTCTTCAAATACGGAATCCGCCTTGATCTTTCGCAAGGTCTCGCGACCGAAATCTGGCGCGACGCGGGATACCCACTCGCGCGTAAGGTCTTCCCGACCAACCATGTCGCCCAAGACCTGAATGATCGGCAAACCGTCTTCAGTCCAATGAGCGTCGTCGGCCGGGTCAAGAGTAAGTAACGCTTCTTTGATCTGATCCATGGTGTCTCTCCCTATGTGATATCGTCGATGTCATCCTCTGCCTGAAGCTGGTAGGCGGTGTTGCCCTGTCGCAGCCTCTCGATCACAGCCTGACTGGTTGTGGCCGGTGTAATGGTGTGCGTGCCGGAGCCTGTACCTGTAACGTCCACGGGCGCAGAACCCTCGAGCGCTTCGTTACGGCTTGTGTGCAACTTGAACGTGTCGGCGTCAATCTTGTTGAGCCAGTAGAGCGTACCAACAGCCAGGCCCGCAGGCAGTGCGCCGCCAGCGTTGGTGAGCACGAACGGTCCGTCGCCAGTGGCGTGTCCGTGAGTGGTCACGGTAGCAATGTCAGTGACCGCCACGGTGACCACCTGACCCGTACCTGTACTGTCGAGCGCCGCAGAAACGGCAGCGGCCCAAACGGCCAGTCGGCGACGTTTGGTCGTCAACAGGTTCTTGACTGAGTAGCGAAGGTGTCGTAGTCGTGGTAGGCGGATGCTCATCGATTGTTGCTCCTAAGAAAAATACCGGTCCGGTTTCCCAGACCGGTATTTTTAATTATAAGTTGAATGGTCCAACGGCTTACGCCTCGCGAGTGACCAGGCGAGCAAACTTGATCATCTTGCGTTCAGGGAGACGACGCGACCAGTTGGCTGCGGTCTCGATGTCGCTGTTGGCCGGTCCACCGTCAGGGATTGAACCTTGGATGAAGGCGTGACCGGTCGGGTGGATCCCGATGACCTTACGAGTGGTCAAGACTTCTTGACCGTCGCCGTTGCCGGCAAGCTCTTCGGTGTGGACTGCGACCGGACGGTCGTGAGTTGCCTCGCCGAATTGTGCCGCACCTTGACCGAAGAACCAGGTGTCGTAGACGCTACCGGTGCGAGGCATCGCGTCGTCCACGATGACACGCATGCCACGGTAGACTTCGATGTTGGTCTCACCGCGAGCGTCGGGGATGAAGTCGATCAGGTTGAGCTTCTTCATTCGGGTGTAAACAACCGAGTGGACAAGCATCGCGCCGAGATCGTTCATCGAGTCACCCATGGTGAGCAACGTGTCTTCGACAGCGTCGGCACCAAAGTTGGTGACGCCGTCGGTGAAACTACCGCCGGAGATGTCGTTGGTCAAGTCGTTCTGAGTGTGCGTATCCGAACCGCCAGGTGCAGCGGCGTTATCGGCCAAGACACCCTTGAAGGTCGAGACGAACAGAGACTGGTAACGACGACGCCAGTAGTTGGCGACGCGGCCACCGATGGCAGCCATCGGGTCAGCCCCGGCAAGCTCGGCCGTGAGGTTCATTGCGGACCACGACTTGTTGCGGACCAGACGGGCAGCAACTTCTCGGCTGCTGCCGATCTTCGCCGGTGTCGAGTCGCCGCGGTTGGCATCAGTAGGCGTACCGCTTTCGAACGACGCCGTTTGAATGTCAGCAAGCGTGTCAGACGCTACGTTCTCGCCACCGGTCGCATCAGATGCGTCCAAGTCTTGGAAGGACGGGACTTGGAAAGTCTGACCTCCACCGGCGAGCAGTCCGCTGATCACTGGGCTCAGGACGAGAACGCCCGAGTCGATGATGTTGGTTTTTTCCGTGGTCCGTTGCTGGAGGTACGGGGTGAAGACTTCGGGGACGATTACGTCCGATACTTGAACTGCGGCCATGGCGGCTACTCCTGTGTGTCTTGGGAACGTGTGTCAGTTTTGAGTTTTGACAGCTGTGCGCCCTGGCCAGCCCGCGTGTCTTCGACCCTGTCGAAGCCGCCTTCATCTCGACTGTAGGCGTTAGCTACCTACAAGGCAACTCACTTCTTCTCTGGACGGGGACCACCAAACGTGGTTCCGCCTGCTTTTGCCATCTGTTCAGCCTTGTCGCGGCCCTGCTCTTTGAACACACGGCCCTGCTCGGTGACGTTCCAGTGTGCACCCGAGAACGGGTTGTTCGGGAACGCGCTACCGCCGCGGGAGCCTGGTGCATTGCCGCCGCGAGACTCAGGCCACCAATGCGCACGCTTCTCGCGAAGCTCTTGCATGAACACGTCAGCTTCGACGCCGTCGGTGAAACCAAGTTGGTTGACCTTGGTGATTGGACGGCCAGTCGTCTCGTCAAGGGTGAAGATGTTTTGGGCCAGTAGTTCAGCGTCAGGCATCGACTCGGCCGGAAGTTTTGCATCGGCCGCGGTGAGACGGAGGTTGTCAAGGATGACACGGCCGGATTTCTCTGCGCGGAGCGTAACGAGTTCCTCGTTCATGGTGGCCATGGCTTCCGTGGACTTCTTTGCGTCGCGCTCGAGTGGACTGAGGCGTGATCGAACGCGAGCTTCAGTAAGACCTTCGAGCTTCGCGTCGAACTCTTCTTGTGTACCTTTGGTAAGCACTTCGAGCTCCGCAAGGCGAAGCATGTCGGCGTTATACTTCTCGACATCCACATCGTGGAAATCGTGGTACTTCAGCTTGGTTGCTTTGTGTTCCTCGCGTTCCGTTTTCAGGAAGCCTTTGATCGCGTCCACGTCGGCCTGTGTTTTGAGACCGGAGACGCCCGTCAGAACGAACTTGCCGTCGCGCTCTGTGTAGAGGTCTCTGGGATTGATGGATTCGGGTAGATCGTCCAACGTATCGTGGCTGATGTTGAGTCCTGGCATGTCTTGTCCTTTGTTTCGGCCCTGCCGAAGTGTTTGGTCGCCCTGCGACCGAAGTGTTTGTGCAGACACCTTGCCTGCACGAATAAGTATAGGTCAGCGATAGTCGCCTGGGTCAAGTCCGGCTGCTCTAAACGCAACAGCTTCACGCTGCGCGAGTTGTGCGAGTGTAAGCTCATCGCCCCTGCGGTTGACGAACTTGTCAAGCGTCAGTCCTCCCTTGCGGAACAGCCTCGCCTTGCTTATGCCCAAGGTGTCGTTCTGGAACTCCGCACTCTGACGAGCAAGCCACTCACCGTAGGTCTGCTTCGCTGGAACGATCGCGGTGAGCTCTCGCGTCCGGCGTCGAGCGAAGCGTTCGTAGTCCACGCGATGGCCAACCGGAATATCTTTCTGGTGTTTCGCACGCTTCAATCCGTTCTTGCGTGCGTACTCTCGAACAAGCATCGCCTCGGTCACGGCCTTGGCTTGTCGGCTGCCCACGGCGTCCGGCGTGATCCGCGGTACACGAAGCGATCGGCAGTTCCAGTGGATCGGAGGCATCGGCCCCTCGCCCAAAGGATACGTGTTGCCGTCGAGCGATCGACAGATCGGCGTGGTACGGGAGTCAAGTGTGGCGACGTACATCTCTTCGCTGAACATCTCTTCGTTGGCCGCGAGGAACGCGGTGCGTGCGACGTTGCTGAAGTGGATGATCGCCGTACGAACAATAGCGTCGGCGCGTCGGCGCGTGATCTGCGTCACACCATTGCGTCCACGCATCCGTGCTGTGCCAATCACCCGAGCAGCAATCACCCGAGCAGGTTCACCCTGCACAAGACCGATGCGTATCTGCTGGGCAATACGACGCAGATCTTCTTCTTCAATTCTGTTGGACCACTGCGAGAGTGTCTGTCCCTCGAAGGGCAACGCCTTGGCCGCGGTGCTGACCTTGTCAACCGGAGGGACAGCGTCATACTCCACCGGCAAGGATGTCTCAAGCGCGGTGGCGAGAAACCGAACTTCCGATTCAGTCAGTTCGCCAAGCGTGGATCGCCACAAGGTTCGTACTTCCGTCCAAGCCCCATGCCGCAGCTTCCGAATATCAGAGATGAGCAACGCAACGATCGCGAGGTTGCGGGGTGTCGCACCCTTCACGCCGTGCAGTCGAACAAGAATCAGATTGGCAATGTCTTCTTCGGTAGCGTTTAGCAACTTCTCGGTCTCGTTGCGCAGCGAACCGTTCAGTCGCATCAGGAACACTTGGTGGCGAACCATCGCATCGAACAACAAGACGTTTGCAGCAAGCAACGCCTCATCGTTTAGGTTCTCCGGCTGCACCAGTTGGTTGTCGATATTGCTGGGCATAAGCTATCTCACATTCAGCAGTTGACCGCAGTTGCGGCACACCGGGTAGATCACCCGCTTGTTGTAGTTGTGTATGCCGAAGCTACACCTGAGATTTCGCATTGTTGTCAAGATCGTCATCAACATTTTGAACTCCAGTTCCAAGACCACCGTCTCCGAGCCCTGCGTCTTCGTCCTCTTGCTTCTTCTTGGCCATTTCTTCTTCGTACGTCAGTTCGGTCATGTCGTTTTCTTGCAACTTGCGATGGATGGATTCCAAAGACAACGGCGCACCGAGCGTGCGGCTAGTCATCCACTTGACAAGCGTGTCGCCGTCGATCGTACGATCAGCAAACTCAAGGTTTGGTTCAACGGTCACAGCTTGTGGATCTTCACCAATCCACTCAGCAATCGTACGCAAGACTGTTTGGAGACCCTCTGCACCTGTGCGAGCGATCTGCGTGATCGATGCAGTGCGTGCAGACATCCGCATGTGGAGCGCCTCGCCGGACTCGGCATCGCTCTTGCGAGCTTCGACCAGTCGGCCACCCATCGTGCCAGCCTCTTCTTTGTCGTCCTGCAACGCAGCGCGTTGCTCAGACAGGCCTGTTGCGTTGACGCCGACGAACTTCACGTCGCCACCGTCTTGCACGTTGAGCATTGCACCCGCACCTACCCGCGGCTTGCTGTCTGGGTTGTTGGGGTCTTCGGCGATCGTACCGATGATGGCCAACGTATCCTGGCCCTGCATGAACAGGTTTTGTCGGTAGTCTGCTTCGCTGCGATAGATCGAGATGCAGATATTGCCCAGGCCGAGCAGCGGCGGCGCGTCCGGCTCGGGCGTAATGTCTTTGGTGTTGATGATCACGAACGGGATCTTGTCGAGCGACGAACCGCCAATGCTCGCTTGGACCATGGCACCTTCTTCATACGCCGCGTCTGACTCGAATGTGCCGAACCAATATTTCGCACCCGCGTCAACACCTTCGTTATCTCCAAGGTCACCCAAAACAAGCACGCGGTACTTGGTGACCATCTCCCAATCGAAAAGGTCAGTGCGCCGCGACTCGGACTCGTTAAGCACAACAAGATTCAGGTTTTGCAACACCGGATCAGAACGCTCGCCGTTGTCCCAGTTGACAATATCTTCGGCGCGGTAGAGCGACAGGTACGGCAACGTGTTCACATCCGCGCCGTCCGGCACGTCAGCCAGTACGCCACATCGGCCAGTCAAGAATTGGTGCTCGTTGATACGCCGCAGCAGCATCCAGAGACTCTCGCCTTCGACGGTACCCCTCTCCAACATCGGCTTCATCTTTTCGGGAAGCTCAATCGTCGGAGGCTTGCGGTGCATGATTCCCAGCAGCGACTCAATGGCCGTGGTGACGTAATCAGGGAACCGAGCACGCAGCTTGTAGGCCTGGTAGTTCTTGGAGCCGACCGACTCCGGTGCCTCCATCCCATCCAATTCCTGACCCGGCGTGGACGGAAGATAGGCCCGGCCTGCGGCCTTGATCGTACGCTCACCTGCGTAGGCGTCACGCATCAACTTCCAGTCGGCAAGGCTGGCATCGTAAGATGGGTGGTGGCTTGTAATACTCATTTGTTATGATCCCATTCCAACTGTAGTACCAGTACGCATGCGTTGTCCTGAGTGGCGAACCCGATAACGCGCCTCATCTGCGATGTGATCCTCAGCATCCGTGTCTACATCGTCTGCATCACCCTGAAGATCGCGCGGGAGACTTGGGATTGTACGGATGAACTGCTTACAAGACTCACAAGCAAACAGACCTGGGTTTTCACGCGGCATCCCAGTGCGAATACCAAACTTCAGATATTTACGCATCAACTCCCAACCCGCCTTACGCGAACCGGGCCGTTTATCCGCCCTCATCCACGATACGCCCCGGTACCACTGCCCGTCAATCAAAACCGGTGATGCCATATCACGCGCAATCGAAACACCGTTCTCCACGGTGAAAATCGAAGTATCGGCCGGTCCAGACAACACTCGGCCATGTAAACCCATGCGGATCTCACGCGAGACGATCCCCTTGGTGATCTCCGTCGCCAACATGCGAAGACCCTCATTAACCTGGCCGTTCCAACCATACCACTCGGCGATGCGGAACAGATCACCACGTACCGTTGCGAAACGCTTGCCGTTGGGCAACACCAGGTCCGTACCGTCCGACTCTGCCCACCAACCAACAGAAAACGGCTTGCTCGATCCCCAGTCAAACGACCGATCGATGCGCCACGACTTGGGAACGAAGTCAACAATATCCAACACAACATGCTCATCCGCTTTCCACACGTCATCAAACATGCCGCCCGCAACGATGTCCCACGAACCATCCATCCACGCAGCGACCTCCGCAGGGTTCCGCGCCGCAGCGCGGATCCGGCCCTTGTAGTTTGGGTCCGCCGTCAGCAGAATCTTGTTCTCGTCAAGGTAGCCGTGGATCGCAACACGGTCCGGCTCACGCTCTTCTTTAGGAATCTCTAGCCGCTCATCCCTGACAATGTCACCAACGATGCGACTGTTGGGCGTAGGCAAGCCGAAACGCATCTTCACCCAACCATGCCCAGGTCCGTACGGGTTCGTCGTCGCGCGCACCTTACGCGGCATGCCCGGCATCGTCGATCGCAAACAACTGAACATCTTTTTATAAAAACCAGGGTTTGCCCAGGTCGTCAGTTCCTCGAACCCGATCCACGGATAAGCGTGACCGTGATAGTTCCAATAGTCATCCTCCTTCAACCCGTAAGACAGTCGCAGCTTCTCACCTGTAGGCCACTCCCACGTTGTTTTTTGCTCATTCCACTTGATCCCCGGAAACAACATCGGGTACCAGGTCTTCGTCTTCTTGATCACGTCCAACAACTGCGGGTACGTTTGTCGAAACAAAATCCCCTGCCACTCAGTACCCCAGCCCCGCCACTGCGAGACGCCCGCGGCCTTCTCTTCGTCCGTCCGATCATCCTTGCCCGTATGCTGAGCAAAGTCCATGATCAACGCATCCGTTTTCCCAGGCCCACGCGTCCCTTCGTACAGCGCTTCCTCAACCGGACAACTAAGAAAAAGCTCCTGGCTACCGGGTTGCGGTGTCCAACTAATCACCCGCTCTTCGACGCCCTCTTCAACGAGAACCGCCGTCAGCTTTTGATCCTTCTCTCTCCACTCAATCGTTTGTTCAGGCATCAGATGCAGGCTCCGCTTCGACCCGGCGAGGTACTGTCTTGGCCAATTCGTGCCATGCAGCAGGGTCTCGACCGCCCGCGTGGATCACCAAAACACCACCACTATGCATATGGTCGTGGTCGACCTTGTCGCGATACGACGGATCATGCCGCTTCAACTGAAGCTCCAGCAGCCGGTCCGAGTAAATCATCTCAGTCCCGACCCTTTGCCCTTTGTAATAAATACCCTTTTCTACACCCCCAACCGCACGATCGTGCAGTGTAGCACGCAGTTTTTCAGCGTAAGACACCAACGCATTGTCGTGGAGCTTGGCCAACCGCTTGCAAACCGTCCTGGCATGCAGGTAGCTCGAGGCCGGAACACCTGTCCGCTTGCAAGACGACCAAATCGTCCCAGTATCCTCGATCTCATCCAAAAGCTGGCTCAACTGGTTGGCAGCGAAAGGTAAAGCGTGGTCAATGACCAACTGTCGCAGAACATCCGGCCGTGATTCGATGATGTCTCCCATGCACAAGCTTAGCGTGATCGCGGTCACAAGGCAATGAAGACGCCTGACTCCGCTGACTCCGTGGTCTTTGGAAGTCTTCGAGAGTCCCAGAGTCAAATAATCGATGCCCAGAGGCTAGGAAGCCCCTTTATATTACTTTACTCTTTAGTCTTTAAGAAAAAGTAATAATATAAGAGAATAGCGGAGAACACTGTGAGACCCCTGACTCCCTACGACTTGCAAAAAGTCCAAAGTCACGGGAGTCACGGAGTCACCACTGGGCAAGTGCCTATGGGCAAAGGACTTACGTTGACTCTACCTGACTCCCGACCTGACTCCCGACTTTTTCGTTCCAAAGTCATAGAGGCTTTTATAACCATAAAGGGGTATAGGTTTGGGAGTAAATCAGTTCGGACTCAGCGGCCAGGGGTCTGTGTGGTACGTTGCCCTGTCCCCCCTTCCTACCCCCCTTCCGACCACCTGCATCTTGTGCCATAGGTCCATAGGCCATCTACATCTTGTGCCCTACATCTTGTGCCCTACGGGCGTCCGGCCCTACATCTTGTGCCATACCACTTGTGCCCTACGGGCGTCCGGCCCTACATCTTGTGCCATAGGCCTGCGGCCCTACACCTTGTGCCCTACCACCTGGGGCCTACATTTTGTGCCATACGGCCGCTGGCCGCTGGCCGCTGGACCCGGCCGCCGGCCGCTGGACCCGAGGACCCGAGGACCCCGGCCGCTGGACCCGAGGACCCCGGCCGCTGATGCGCGGCGACCGGGACCCGTGGACCTGGACCTGGACCGGCCAATCTCCGGCACGTGACACGACACGCGGGGACCGGGTTCGTG